TAACCGCAGAAAATGATGTTACTTATCCAGCATATCACGTAATAGTTTATAACACAGGTGAGTCCGTTGAAAACACTGTATGGATTCAAAGAATAACTAAAAATTAAATATTATGAAACAAATTATACTAATGTCATTTAATAGTGTTAATGAAGGGTTAAACTTCATGAATAACTTTCAATACCCATCTGTATTTACAATTAATAGGGATTGGTATGTATGGTATGATAAAAATGGTAATAAATTAGAAAACATAGATGAACAAAGATTAGCAAATATTATGTTATCACACCCTGAACCCTATATGTATTGTTTAACGGACAACTTTGTTGATAATGAATATTGTTATGATGGGAACTTTGTTTTTGTAACAAGAAATAAAAATAAATAATTATGAGTTTAGAAAAATTAAAAAAATCTTATAAACCGAATGTTAGTAAGTTTAGAAGAGTGTGGGTTAACTTATTTAGAAATTATAGTAAGAAAAATAAATTACAACCATCAGCAGTTATTGTATTTGTATCATTTATTTTATCTGTTATTATGAGTGTTGGTTTTGGGTATAATAAATATGGGTTTTTACCATTTGCTATTGGTTGTTCTTTTGTGTTAATATCTTTTATCTATTTTAGATTTTTTCCTTTATCTTGGGAAGAAATGACTGAAGAAGAAAAAGAAGCTTATAGGTTTTTTAATAGATTACCTAACGACTGGGATTTAAATAAATAATTATAATTCATCACCATACAAATCTGTTTTAGGTTTACACTTTTCTTTGATTAACTTTTCAACAAAAGCGAACATCTTCAAACCATTTTTTTCACAATATTCTTTTAATATTTGATGTGTTTGTGGTGTTATTTTTAAGTTTTTATCTCTTTTCATATAGCTTTTATAAATAAGTATGATAAAAGTATCTTTTTTTCACACTTTTTTTATGGTTTAAACCATAAAAAATAACTTTTGCATTTTTTCTTAATATTTATTAATAAAATAACGAATTTAAAAAAAAATTAATTAAATGGCATCAGACAATAAAATTTTTGTATCACCGGGTGTATTTACATCAGAAAAAGATTTAAGTTTCGTAGCACAACAAGTTGGTGTTACAACTTTAGGTGTTGTTGGTGAAACAACAAAAGGTCCGGCTTTCGAACCTATTTTTATTACTAATTACGAAGAGTTCACATCTATTTTTGGGGGGTTAAACCCTAAAAAATTTGGTGGGGATTCTCTTAAACCTAAATATGAGTTACCTTATATTGCGAAAAGCTACTTATCACAATCTAACCAATTGTTTGTTACTAGAGTACTAGGTTTAACAGGTTATGACGCAGGAAACCATTGGTTAATAACTGCGGAAGCTAATTATGACCCATCTACAATTACTACAACAAGTAATTTAATATGGACAGCTACTTATACAGGAAACACTTATACATTTAGTGGACCTGGAGCTGCTGAAATAACTCAATTGGATGGTTTAGGGCTTCTAGATAATGGTTCTGTTTATTTAACAGAAACAGATATACCTGGAGTTACAACAACTTACCCTGAAGGTATTGTTTTTGATAAGGTAGGTGCTTCTTTTGATGGTATATCAGCAACTATTGTTAATACAGGTGGTAATTCTTTAAATGGTACAACATCAGGTACGGTAACAACTTATACAGCTCAACCTTATGATGGTGTTGAAGGTATGGTATTAGCTATGTTAAGATCAAGGGGAGATGTTGAGTCTGATGTTTTAACATTTAGAACGAGTGCTTTAGTTATGGACCCAGGAAGTGTGGCTACAGACCCTTTAGAAGATTTTGCTTTATCAGCAACAAGTACATCAACAGGTTCAGTAGTAAAATACGATGTTTCTTTAGATAAAACTAAGAGAAATTATATTACTAGAGTATTGGGTGTTGATTTCTTTGATAAAGATACATTAGTATTTGTTGAAGAACTATATGGTAATAAATTAGAAGAATTAATAGATAACGGATATATTTTAGGTTTAAACACATCTTTAGTATCAGGAAATACTTTTAATAATTATAAACAACAATGGCAAACACCTGAAACTCCTTGGGTTGTTTCTGAATTACGTGGTAATATTGTTGATAAATTATTTAAGTTTATTTCTATTTCTGATGGTAATTCAGCAAACAAAGAAATTAAAATATCTATTGTAAATATTAGACCTGACACTAAACAATTTGATGTTTTAGTTAGGGAGTTTTATGATAACGATGCTAGACCATCTATTATAGAATCATTCCGTAAATGTACAATGGATCCTAATGACGATAATTATATCGCAAGAAGAATTGGTACAGCAGATGGTGAGTTTGAATTAAGAAGTAGATATATTATGATTGTTCAAAACCCTGATGCACCGATTGACGCATTCCCAGCAGGTTTTGATGGTTATATTGTTAGAGATTATGATGCTGGTGTTTTACCCCCAGCACCTGTTTACAAATCAATCTACCAACCAACACAAGAAAGAATTAAAAAAGTATATTTAGGTTTCTCTGATACTGTTGGTATTGACCAAAACTTATTTAATTGGAAAGGTTATACTAATGACTCTTCACCTAATCAGTGGACAGCAACAACACAAGGTTTCCATATGGATAGTGGGGCTACTATAGCCGGTGATTTCGTTGTTGGTGAATCTGAATTCAGAACAGAATCTGGTATCCAAGGAACAAATTACGAATCAATCTTCGCTAGAAAATTCACATTCGCACCTTATTTAGGGTTTGATGGATGGAATTCATACAGAGATACTAGAACAAATACAGATACATATAAAAGAGGTAAAGCTGGGTTTACTACTGGTTTAGCTAATTTAGAATTTGAAACTGTTGGTACAACAAACGGTACTTCTGATTACTACGCTTACTTAGAAGGTATTAGAACTTTTGCTAATCCTGAAGCTGTTAACATTAACGTTTTTGCTACACCTGGACTTGATTATAGGGAAAACCAAGATCTAGTTGCGTTAACTGTTGATATGATTGAAGAAGAAAGAGCTGATTCGGTTTATATTGTATCATCACCTGAAGGTGTTACTTATAATAAAAAGACACAATTAACTGGTTTAGGGTTTACAACAGTAGATACTGATACAGCAGAAAATATGGTCGACTCATTAGAAATAGCAGATATCGACTCAAACTATACAGCCACTTATTGGCCATGGATTCAAAGTAGAGATTCTGAAAACTCTGTTAACGTTTGGTTACCACCAACATACGAAGTTGTTAGAAATATCGCATTAACTGATAACGTATCATTCCCATGGTTCGCTTCAGCTGGTTATACAAGAGGTTTAACTAACGCTATCCAAGCTAGAGTTAAATTAACTGAAGAAGATAGAGATACTCTATATGAGGGAAGAATTAACCCAATGGCTACATTCTCTGACCAAGGGGTTGTAATTTGGGGTAATAAAAACTTACAAGTTAAAGATTCTTCATTAGATAGATTAAATATTAGAAGGTTATTATTACAAACTAGAAAATTAATTTCGGCGGTAGCAGTAAGATTGTTATTCGAACAAAACGACCAAATTGTAAGAAACCAATTCTTAACACTTGTTAACCCAATTTTGGAAAACATTAAAAGAGAAAGAGGTTTAGCTGACTTTAGAGTTCAATTGTCTAATGACCCTGAAGAAATCGATAGAAATGAATTAAGAGGTAAGATATTCATTAAACCTGTACCATCGTTAGAATTCATAATCTTAGAATTTAATGTTACTTCTACTGGAGCATCATTCGATGATATTTAATTAAAGAATAAAAAAAAAATAACTAAGTCCACATTTATGTGGACTTTTTTTATGTTTAGATTATATTTATATATGTAGGTATTACTTATATAAATATTTTACTATGAAAATAACTTTAACATGCCAATGTTGTAAAACAGATTTTGTGACTGAATATAAATTCAGAGATAAAAAATTTTGTTCCAGAGAATGTTATTTTAAATCTGTTAGGGAAGGTAAGACAAATATTGGTCGATTAAAAGATGATAGTGTTAGAGAAACTAGAGTTTGTAAGGTTTGTGATAGTGAATTTATTGTTAGAAAAAAACAAAAGAAAACTATGTGTTCAGATGAGTGTAGGAAAATTTGGGCTAACAAACCTGAAAACAAAGATAAACTAAAAGAATCTATAAGGGATGGTGTTATTAAAAAATACGGTGTAGAACATGTTTGGAACGTTGAGTACATCCATAAAAAAACTATGTTAAATAGAGATAGAGATGAGTCTATTAGGAAACAAAAAGAAACCGTTAGAAATAAACATCTAAAAAAATTATTACCAAAATTAAAAGATAATGGTATAAAGTTATTAGATGAGTATAGTAAAAATAAAAATGGTGACACATCTTTATCATATAACTTCAAATGTTTGGTTTGTGATAATATTTTTAATTCGACCCTACTTGGTTCTGGTATCATACCTAAATGTACTAAATGTTATAACAATATTAAAAATAATAATTTAGAAACTTTTATAACAGATTTTTTAAATGATAATGATATTAAGTTTATCACTAATAGTAGAAAAATAATCTCACCAAAAGAAATCGATATATTTATACCTGATTATAATTTAGCTATTGAATTAAATGGTTTATATTGGCATGGTGAATTAAATGGTAAAGATAAAAATTACCACATAGAAAAAACGAAAAATTGTTATAACAAAAACATAACACTATTACATTTTTCTGAGGATGATATATTGAATAAAGGAGAAATTGTATTATCTATAATTAAAAATAAATTAGGGTTAAATGAAAATAAGGTTTATGCCAGAAAATGTGTTATAAAAACCATAACAAAT